ATCCCAGTAAGTCATGAGGGACGAGACTGCATAGATGATATAGGATGTCAGGAACTCTACGGAAGTGAAAATGTTAATGTCACAGGTAAAACCGATTCATTCGATGTCAAGATGTACAGGACCGATGATTTTTTTTAAGATATCATATTCTCTCTGTTGGAACCCAGAACTTTTGGAGAATTTAGATTTTAGATTCAGGAGTTCTTTAATGGTATCTTCATCAAGACTTTTAACAAAATCCCTCTTAGTCTCGATATCGTCAAGTTGATTATGTTCTTTTTGTGCCTGAACGTATGGCCATGTGTGTTTACGTAGAGCATCCACTTCAATTTGAAGTTGTATGATCTGAGGTATAAGAACTTCTCTGATTAATTGTTCTGACATATTTACATAAAGGTATTTATCTTTATGTAAATATGAAGATCCTTTACAATATCCTTTGCCCCCCAAAAGTTGAAGGTAGTTCCTCTTTAAAAGACAAACGAAGGTTCTTAAAAAAGATTGCACCGGGATTTGCAAAATGTTTAGATGGTAGACTTCCAATAGCATCTTGTAAAGCTGAGTTCTATATGAAGTTTCATTTTATAGTGGATGATAAAATTTCAATTGAAAGATTTAAATCATTTGTCGATAATGTATACTATGATGTATTGAAAGATGTACTAATACACCTCGATGAAGTGATACATATATCAGAGGTTGTAAAGTATATATCATCCAAAGGTTATCATGAAAAGATATATCTTCGAATGATCAAAGATGGAGAAATTGATAGCTTTGAAGATTTTCTCAATTACTAGTATATGCAGTATCTAGAACTGAAAAATAAAGCTAAAAGGCAAGGTATCCGCGTCACGAAAGATGTCAAGGGGAAACGTGTCCAGCTCACAGCTAGGGAACTTCGCGCTAAAATCTCCAGAAATTTTGAGAATAGTGTGAAAAACGCTCAGAAAGTTATCAAGATGTGCCAAACTATAGTAGTCCCAACTCGGTACGTGGGCGCCCCCCCTCCACCGCCACCACCAGGTCCTATCTCGAAGAGACCTGTAATAAACGCTAAGCGTGCGGCACTTATGACTGAACTGAAAAGTGCATTAAAAAAGAAAGGGTTGGCTAATAATAAGTAATGGAAGATACATTGAATTTAGGAAAAGTTAAAACCTTCTTAGAAACTTGGAGTGGTGAAAATGTAGATCAAGCATACTCACTACTTTACGACTATTCAAGACTATTCCGAGAAAATGATAATACTGAAACGTTCGTAAAGCAGTATCTTGGTGAGGAACTTTACGAGCGTCTAGAAATTACAATTACTTTTTTGAAAGAGTTTGAAAAATTCAAACGAAGTTTAAATCAAATCTCTTTGACATAAACATTTTAACACCATCAAAAGTTGGATAACTCCAGAGATACCAACGGGACCAAAAACCAGCCCCGTCGATACCACTTATCTTCCAATTCTCTTTATCGCTTCGATCGACATTTAACATTTTTGTTTGGATCTTCTTAGGATTTCGTTCTTCCAATGTTTGTCTGGGTACATGACCCCCATGACGCAACACATATGAACGCATACGTGAAGGATTCTTGTGTTTGGTATAGTCTGAATATCCACGTGCTCCAAAATCAACTTTTCTACCGTCTTCTAAGATAGCCCTAAACTTCTTTTTGGGGTTAGGACTGCGAATAACTTTGACGCGCATACTTATATTTTATGAAGATTTAATTTTTACAGGCACCACAATAAGTCTCTTTCCTAGAGGCGAATAAGCTTTGTTCAGGACCACGCTTTATACGGAACAGGTGATCATAAAAGTGAAGAAGACCTATGGTGAGTCCGAGGGTACCAACAACAACACCATTCTTCTTACGAGCCACGAAAGCGAAATAAATTACGAGAGAGATGAGAAATGCCTGTATCCATGTAACCTTGGGTAGGGGGGGAATTACAAAACGTTTCTCTTGGACCTCGACTTCTTCAGTGGGTTCTGGTTCAGCATATTTGGACTTGTATCCGTACACCATTTTTTATTATATCACGAGAAAATAAATGTGGAAGACTTCTCTTGGTGTTGCATGGATTATGATTATGCATGATTATATGAAGCTACCCATAGATCGATTATATTTCACAAATCTATGGCGTCCATTTCTTGGTATACAAAACACATTTAGGGATATCATCTATAGTCTACCAGATCCAAAAGGCCCTCCCGGTCTTTTATTGTTAAAACTCCACTTCCTGAGAATACAGGAAGAATTTGAAAGAGTTTCAGCAACTCTCCCTAAAAAATACCAACATGATTACGATAAGTGGTCACCCCATAACATGAATTATTGCTTTTATGATGTCAATACAGATTTTCCTCTTCTTAAGGGCTTGATTGATCAAATTTCATGTATATCCAAACATAAACCACATTTTGCAGTTATAGATGGTCCCATGGTGATACCACCACATAGGGCTGAATCAAATGAATTATTAAGGTACCAACTCACAATTAGGGGTGAGGGTGATTGTACTTTATACACTGACATGGGTAAATACGTACACAGAGAGGGTGAAGATTACCTCTTTGATCACGCAAGGTATCATGAATTAATAAAGACTGGAAATAGTCGTAGAGTTGTACTCATTTTGGACATTCATAGGTGACTCCTACATACCGCAATATACATATCACTACCACCTATGAGTTCCAGTTCTCTATTGTCCACAATTCTCTTCGTGAATGGACCGGCATTTCCATTATTACAACACATACATAGTGCTGAGAGTTTGGTAACATCACACGCGAGTGGAATACATTCGATAAGTTCACCGAATTTCCTTTGAAAAGAATCTGCATCAAGACCGGCCAATATCACCGACTTGTTCACATGTAGACAACACTCTACAAACTTCTTGAGCCTTGGAAAAAATTGCGCCTCATCGATTGCGACTATATCACTACGATCAAACTCGTCCGTGTTAATAACATCAAATAGATCATACACTTTATGACAATCGAACTTTATATTGTCATGGGTTTTCAGAACTTCTTCGGGAGATCTTGTATCTTTCGCAGAATTTACAATTATGATGTTTTTTCCGATCACTTTCAACCGCTTGAGTCTTCGTATAAGCTCTGAAGTCTTACCTGAAAACATGTTTCCCATAATAATTGAAAGACTCATATTCAACTTATTGTTAATATAATATAACTTTTAAATTACATTCGTTTAGTGTATATCATTCCAATCTTAACAATTACATAAACTAAAACAAATTGTAAGACTAGTTGAATTAAACTTGTCAGTAGTAATTTGTTTTTAAACCTCAATTTTTCATCTTTATTTTTTCTAAAAAATAACCCTTCAATTAAGGGTTTGAATAATCCAGATGATAAATCTTTTGTAAAATCACTGAGGATATTCGATAAGAAAATACCTAATACTAAGCCATCAATGTCACGCTTTTCAAACATCCAATACATGAAGCTATTTTTGTTCACTTGCATTTAATATACGTTTTGAAATTAATATTTTCTATATAAAAAGTAAGATGCCTCTCAGCGATGCAGCCATCACCAAGAAGGTCGGGCAACTGCGTAAATCTGAAGGTAAGATCTACGCACCCCTTAAATATTTCAGGGGGCTTACAACTCTCGGAGAAGTTGAGACACGCTATAAGAAGATGCTCAAGCGAGACTACAGGGGATTCAGTACAGACAAAGGACAAAAAACTAAAACTTCCTCCTACACCCAAAAGTTTAGGAAAATGTATCCGGGAGCCAAATCCCTCCCTGAAATTGCTAAGGCTACTAAGATTCCTCTGAAGATTGTGAAGACCATCTACAATAGGGGACTCGCTGCGTGGAGAACCGGGCATCGTCCGGGAGCCTCTCCACAAGCGTGGGGGTACGCGAGGGTTCATAGTTTCGCCACTAAGGGGAAGACGTACTACACGGCTGATAAGGATTTACGATGATTAAAACATCCTACAGACACGCTCATAGATACTAGGTGTCTTCACTGGCTCGGGTGCAAACTTGAGTGCGAAGATTTTACCCACAATGGGTTGATTTTTCTCGGTTTCACTCACCATCTTGTCCGAATGTTCCATCATTTCTTTCATCATATCCATGATTCGTGTGTTAGATACTAGATATTTCCTCTGACCATGAGCTGCGGCCTTTTCAGCCCAAGATACAGCATTCTCCCTCACCGAATTATTCATTTCGAACTGTTTGTTCGCGGTGGCAGCCGGACTCGGATTCGCTTCCCTAAACTCTTCGATGAGACCATTAATGGTTTCGCCATATGTATGAAAACGTTTGTCATCATAAGCTTTGTCACACACGGCATAGAG